GTTGTTTTTGGACTGGGCGAATCGAGGCTTGAACTTGTGGACCATTGAGCAAGCTACTTCTGTCCTTGCGAAAGGCACTAAAGAAGTCTTGCCAGGCGCTGATACAGTTAATGTTTTATCAGCGGTGATTAGAGATACCATAAACGGGCAGCAACAGGATGTAAGCATCTCTCGGATAAGCCGTTCGGAGTACCTAAACGTACCGAATAAGCTCACTGAGGCCAGGCCAACTCAATATTATGTTCAGCGAACTATAACGCCGACTATCTTTCTTTGGCCTGCGGCGGATAAAGCCTACACGCTTGTCTACTACCGAATTCGACGGATACAAGATGCGGGGGCTTACACCAACGTCGCTGATGTAAATTTTAGATTTCTGCCTTGTTTAGCGTCTGGCCTGGCGTATATGCTTTCTCTAAAGTTTGCAGCAGATCGCACAACCGGATTAAAAGCTATTTACGAAGAGGATTTTCTTCGTGCAGCGAACGAAGACAGGGATACCGCAAGCGTACACTTTGTTCCGAGCGTGAGCTAACGTGGCCTATGCAACGGGTAAATACTCAATTGCGATCTGCGATTACTGCGGATTCCAATATCCTTACCAGACACTGCGGAAGAACTGGAAAGGCTTTATGGTCTGCCCCGAAGACTACGAACCCAAGTCCCCGCAGATAGAGCCTTTGACTTATAGGGGTGATGCAGTAGCTCTTCGAGATCCTAGAACAGATAGAATCGAGCCCGTGGTAGTTTTCTTAGGTTTACCAGGCGATGCAGCGTTTAACAGTATAGGAAGCGCGAACTACACGTCAGGAACAACGAACATGCAGCCCTTCCCTGTCCAGCGCCCAGTAGAAGGCGTGGGAGCGATAGGCACAGTAACGATAGTGGTGACATAGATAATGACATATGACGAGCTAGTCACAAATATACGGAATTATACTGAAGTAGACGCTAACGTGTTTACTACCGCAGTGATTAATACGTTTATCACTATGGCGGAAAACCGCATATTGCGTGACATAGACCTTGATGTTTTTAGGATAGAAGCAACAGGCACGTCTACAAAAGGCAACCGATTCCTGACCGCACCCAGTACTATTTTGACCCATCGTTATTTAATGACAACAATAGCTGGCGTGCAGACTTTCCTAGAGTTTAGAGACACGTCTTTTCTCAAAGAATATTGGCCTGACTATAGCGTCGAAGGTGTGCCTAAATATTACTCTGTTTGGGATGAAAACACTTTTTACCTGGCGCCAACGCCCAATGCTAACATTGCAATGCAGATAGGTTACATAAGCAGACCTGCCCAATTATCTGCAACAAACACAACAACTTGGGTAAGCACTAACTCTCCAGAGGCGCTGCTGTATGCTTGCCTAATTCAAGCGTACAGTTACACGAAAGGTCCTACAGAAATGTTGCAATTCTTTGAAGCAAGTTATAAGCAGGCCATTCAAGGTCTTGGGATTGAACAGCAGGGTCGTCGCAGACGAGACGAGTACAGAGATGGTATTATTAGAATACCCCTTAAATCGGAGTCCCCTGGACCATGATGAGCACAGTTGGTGGAGTACAAATAGGAATAGCAACAACCTCAGCCGTTTCAGGGAGAGGATTTACTCCTGAAGAATTGGCGGAGCACGCAGTAAACGAGGTAATTTCCATTGGGAATAACTCGCACCCTGTTATACAGGCGCAAGCAGAAGCATTTAGAGACGACATCAGAGCCGTAATGATTAACTATTTACGTCAGGCTGTGGCTTCGAATAACACAACATTAATCAATCGTTTTCGGGATGCTGGGCATCCAGAATTAGTGAAACTACTAGAGGTCTAATATGGCACTTTCAATCACAACAGCAATGCCCACATCGTTCAAAGTCGAGTTGATGAAGGGTTTACATAATTTTACTGGGGCAAGTAATCGTTTCAAGATGGCGCTTTTCAAAGCTACCGCTTCAGGCAGTGGCACATATGGCGCGGCGACTACTAACTATTCCCAGATGGGTAGTGACGAGTTGCCCTCAGCGACAGGATATACACAGCAAGGCAAGCTCCTTACTTCTGTAACTCCTGTGGCGGATGGCACTACCGCCCTTACTACTTTCAGCGCATTGACGTGGAGTTCTTCTAGCTTCACGACATCGGGCGCTTTGATCTATGACACAGGCGACTCTAACTCTGCTTGTGCTGTATTAAGTTTTGGTGGCGACCAGACGGTAAGCTCTGGTGATTTCCAGATACAGTTCCCTACTGCAAACGCGTCTTCCGCTATTATTCGCATCGCTTAATAGGAGCGACTTGTGAGCGGCGCGTGGGGTGAACGTCCTTGGGGCTTCAACAAATGGGGCGGGGAGAATGCCAAAGTCGTCAACCTCGGACCTGTCTGGGGTGAACGCGGATGGGGCGAAGGCGCGTGGGGTGATAACGGTGTCTCTGTTGTAGGCACAGGCGCAATTGGCACAGTAGGATTTCAGTACGGGAATATAACAATTCCCACAGGAGTAGCTGGAACAGGAGCGATAGGCACTGTAATTCTAGACTATACAGGACTGGTCACTCCTACAGGAGTAGCCGGAACTGGAGCCATAGGCACAGTTGGGATTGTTGCAAGCTTTGATTTAACCGGAGTATCAGGCACAGGGGCAATAGGAGACTTCACTGTCGGGGTGAATGAGTTTATTATCCCAACAGGAGTCTCTGGAACAGGCGCGGTAGGAACAGTTACATTTAGTGTAGGGACCGTAGTTAGCGTCACAGGAGTAGCGGCAACAGGCGCAGTAGGAACTGTATCCCCAGCGTACAATAAAAACGTAGCAGTAACCGGAGTAGGGGGTACTGGCGCAGTAGGAACGGTCACATCAATAGTAGCTTTTAAGGTGACTGGAGTTCCCGCCGCTCAAGGTGCAGTGGGGAACGTAACAAACACAAGAAGCTCGAATGTTACCCCTATAGGGGTTGTTGGAACAGGCGCAATAGGCACAGTACTACGAGCGGGATGGACAGTTGTTCCAGACGCACAAACCCCGAATTGGGTAGAAATAGACACAGCGGCATAGGACGAAATTATGGCAACTTTTGTAAATAATCTAAGACTAAAAGAGATCGCCACCGGCGATGAAAGTGGTACTTGGGGAACCAGTACCAACACTAACCTTGAGCTGATTACTGATGGTTTTAGTTATGGTACTAAGCAGATGTCTGGTGATGCCAACATAGCCTTCACTATGCCTGACGGCACTGCGGACGCTACTCGCGGGTTCTATTTAAAGATTACCTCAGCAGCTTCTCTTACAGGCACTCGCGTGGTAACGCTCGGTCCCGATACCGTGTCTAAAGTGTGGTTGATCGAGAACGCTACTACAGGCAGTCAAATCATCACGATCAAACAAGGTTCGGGCGGTTCGGTTAATATTGCCAACGGCTCTAAGGTTATGATTATCACAGATGGCGCAGGAGCAGGAGCTGCGGTATTCAACGCTAATCCAACAGAGTCTGGATCAGGTACGGTTACTTCTGTTCAGATGGCAGGAGGATCAACAGGTCTTACTTACAGCGGAGGACCAATTACGGGGTCTGGGACAATTACTACTGCTGGAACTTTAGCTGTTGCTAACGGCGGCACGGGAGCAACGGCGCTAACGGCGAACAATGTTGTTCTAGGAAACGGCGCAAACGCCGTACAGGTTGTTGCACCAAGCACTTCAGGTAACGTACTCACATCAAACGGCACTACGTGGCAGTCAACCACTCCTGCCGCAAGCGGTATATCAGCAGGTCTAAGCATCGCGCTTGCGATGGTCATGGGATTCTAGGAGAAACATAATGTCAAACCCCAATATAGTAGCAGTAACCAGTATTTTAGGAAAAGCGGACGTACTTATCCCGACTAATAATACATCCAATTTATTGTTAGGAAATGCCGCTAGTAGTAACTTGGTGTATAAGATTAACCAGATTGTGGCGGCTAATGTCGATGGCGCTACCGCAGTAAATACTACTGTGGGAATTAATTCCGCAGCGGACGGCTCAGGTACTACCTACCCTATCGTGTCTACGGTAAGTGTTCCCGCTGATGCGTCTTTAAT